ACCTTCTTGAAGAACAATCTCTTCACCAGTATCAGGATCTCGCATTACTTGCCTCATAGGACATTTAAATGCAATAGCACCCCACATATCTTCCATTTCTAACTCTCTAAAGTTAACATGGCCATAGTTAATACCTGTAGTAGCGTTCTCATCTTTTACTATAACAATATGAGGCCTACTAAATACATAGCTATCAGAAATAATAAGATTCTTAGAATTATGTAATACATCAGCATGAAAATCTTGTATCATTGCTGCGTCTCTTTCATCAATAACAGTAAATATAACATTATCAATATATAATAATTGTTCTTCTACTGCATCTATAAAACGACTTCTATTATGTCTTTTCACACCAAAACTTACTTCAGTATAATTAAGAGCTGTAGTCTCTTCATAATAAACTTTAGTCCCATCTGAAAATGTTATAAAAGGATTTTCTTTACCTGTTTTTAAATTAAATCTAGGTATAATAAAATCTGTTTTATAATTATAACAATTACATTTAAACTTTCTACCATTATGTACAGTTTCGATAGTATAAAAATCAACGCCTGTTGAAAGTGCTACTTTTGCACCTAAACCAAATGCGCCAAAATTCTCGCTAGTATTTCTTTTCGTAGAATAACCTAACTCTAGAATTCCTTCTAATCTTCTATTACCAATACCTACACCATGATCTCTTACAGTAAATTTATCACAAAATCCAGTACCTTCATTTTGTTTGTATGTAAGATGTACTGTGTTTTCTTCACGATCTAAATGATCTTTACTATAATAAGAAGAGTCATAATTACTATCTGTATATGCTTCTCCTTCTCGCTGAATATAATAATCTTCTGGTTTCTTCTTACCTTCAATAATTTCTAATGCCATTTCCTTTTCACGTTGAGAGTCACATGCATTTGTAGTTAACTCTCTAACTGTTGATGGAATTGGACTAGAATATTGAGAGGCTTGAAGAATATCAAAGACTAGCTTTTCAGCACCTTTGTTGATTTTTTTCTTAACACCCTCTTGTCCACTTTGGATGTCACGATCAATTGTTTTAATACTCATATCCTAATTTTTGTTTTAATTTATTATAATACTTTTTTTGATTATAAGTTAGCATCCAGCTTTTTGCTGGAAATACTCTTTGTTTGACACTATTTCCCGTAATATATGATTGGGGAGGAGTGCCTTCCTCTAATCTCTCGTAATACCATTTTTGATTTCCCCCACTTGCTTGTGGTACAGGCATATCATAATAACGAAATATACCGTATGAATATGCCCCATTAGTAAGTTTATATCTATTTTTAGTATGTGAAAATACACCAAAATACCTATAATTACCATTGTAAGTAACTGTTAGTAAATCACCTGGTTTGAGAGATTCATACCACTCATCAAGTGGCGAAATCTCTATTTTTTCCATTTTATAAATTTTTAATAATCTCTATTGTTTCTCGTACCTGTTTTTGATTCTTAGGTACAAATAGTTTACATGATTTGTTGTTGTCTAATAAATGCTTTTTAAACATTTTCCATTTAATAGGAAAACGATCATTAGCAAAGCCTTTACACTCTATAATCCACGTACGATCTGGACACAAGAAGTCTGGCAAATATGTTACTGCTCTAACTTTTGTATCTGATTTATCTCTATAACCTTTTGTGGATTGCTCATAAGTAACTTCGTCATAGTTATATGAATCTAGGAGAGTAAATTTCTCACTTTCGTATTCAAGAGGGATACTATTTTCTTTAAGTGTCTTATATGTAAAAGCCTCTAATTTAGATCTGAATTTTATTCCGTCTATTGTTGTTGGTTTTGATTGTATTTTACCTTTACGTTTTCGTCTATATCTTTTAGCCATAATTTAATTTTTTCTAAACCGTGGACTACAATGGCGTCAGAAATGTCTTTACATTTCCAATTTTGGGGTATACAAAGGTTTTTTAATTTAAACTTATCTGTAATTTTTTTCGCCATTGTTTGTCCAGGATTTTCTATGGATTTAAAATCATTGTCATAAAATATAACTATTCTTTTAAATCTGTTTTGCAACATTTGCATTTGCAATTCATCAGGCATTTGCATTTCAGATTGGAATGCCACGGCGGGCAAGTCCAACATGCGCAAGCACATAACATCTTTGAGGGAAGAAGTAATATATAGAATATTACCGCTTTCACAAAGTTGAGAGTACCCTTGAATAACATTTTTGCTAGTGTTACTGAACCATTTTTTATCATTTTCATAAGGGGCATATATTTTAAATTTATTTTTGCCAAACCTAAAAGAATATGTAATACTATTACATTTAAATCTATTCTCATTGATCCAATAATACTCTAAAGGTTTGACTGCAAAGTTAGTCAAAATTTCCTTATTTATGCCATATGGTTTCCAAAAATTTGCGTCTTGTTTATTCCATTTTCTGCTCTTAATTTTAATTATAGTTACCTTTTTATTCTCTGGTTTATAATCATAAGTTTGAGCAATATACCCTTTTGTAAACTTTCTAGCTGAATCTTTACATGATAGTCCTAAATTAAAATCAGTATCTATTATAGTTAAGGCCTCAGTAAATGTTACATTGTATTTATGTTGAACATAACCAAAACAATTAAATGTGTGCTCAGGATGTCCAAAATCTTTATATAATAAATTATTTTTATAATTAATAACAGATACAGACGGTTTTTCATCTTTTCTTAATTCACTACAAAATTTTTTATTTAACTCTTTGAAATTGTAACAATAATGTCTAAAAATATCATACTCTGAAATTTTATTTAATATAACTTCAGTATGTAATATATCTTTACTTGGTCTTGATTTTATCATGTCTATGTATGTTAATAATTATATGAGCAGAGAATTGTAAATTTTATCAAAGTATAACTGGACGGTTATTATTAAATTAATTACTAACTCTGCTCACATAATATAAAGAAGAGGGGCTCTCACATGCTTAATTACTACCTGCAGGTCGCTTTGGGCTCATTAAAGGGCTTTAAACCATATGGTCAAAGACTAAATCTTTTTCTTAATGAGTTGAACCAGTAACTTACATGTACGACTGAGAATAGCTTAATCTACTTACGCCGAGCACCCCTCTATATTAAACCCAATCTTTATCTTCTTCAGTAGTAGCAAAAGGTAATTCTTCTTCTGCATCTGGAGTTACAACAGCCAATTCAGGCTTAAACTCACCCCACTTAAGATCTGTAGCAAACTCTGCATTAAATGCACCATATTCATCATTTAAAGCTTTTACAAACAAGTCATCTCTTTGAGGTTTAATTCTACCAAATACTCTGGTATAAACTTGTTGATATTTGCCATCTTTAACTCCTACTAACAATCGAACTTGATTAGAAGAAAGAGCTTTAACTAATTCTTTTAGCTCTGTAACATCACCTTGAACTATTTTATCTATAGTGTCAAAATATACATTATCACCAGGAGCTACATTAGCCCAAGCTTTTACAAAGTTAATTAAAGTTTCTTCACCACCAAAAGCTTTTCTAGAAGTTTCAGGTTGTTGCCACCAATCATACTGTGGTTTTTCTTCTGACCATGTAGATTGACCTATAGCATTTAACCATAAAGTCTTACCTGTTTTACTAACTTTTGTTTTATTTTGCATTAAGATTTCCATCCTAGTAATAAGATCTTCATTCTTAACCCAAAAAGCTACTTTAAAGTAATCTTCACCATTTAACTCTAAAAAGTAATTTGGTTCTTGTTTTACTTTGATTTCCATTGCATGCAATTCTTGCATACTAGGATTTACTGCCATTACAGTAAAATTTGAGATTCCAGAATAGTTTTTAATACTATTCATAACCTCTTGATCTGAATTATTGCTTGTTATCGCCATTTTTAAAAATTTTTTATAGTTAATTAATATCCTTTTTCATTAAAGTCGTCTACTTTAGATTCTAAGTTTTCCATTTCATTGTTTTGATCTTGAACATCCATTTCTACTCTGCCTTCTAATTCATCAGAAATAGCATCTTCAAGTTCTAATTGATTAGGATTAGATTCAGCTGCAATAGCCTCCTCAAAAGTAACCTCTTGTGGTACATCATCAATAAAATTAAAAGATAATTTTCTAATTTTCTTAGCCTTTTTACCTTTTAATGCAGGATGTTGGAACATTTGAGTTACCTCCCAAGTTTCTAAATTATATTTGTCTTTAATTCCAGTTCTATCAACTCCATTATTTAGATCTTCTAAGATCATAGATGTAGTGATAGTTTCAGGAGTAGTATTTACATTTTGTACCACCTCTGTTTCATTGTTGTCTATCGGTTGTCTAGTTTCTACCATTTTTTTAATTTTAATAAGTTAATCAATAAATATTTGTGTCCAGTCAAGTTCCATATCTTGACCTTTAAGATGATCACATCGTGATCCTGCAGTTATATCCCCTTGAGAATTAAATGATATCATAGTTTTATCATCCTCTCTATAAATATAACCAATAGCATCAGCATTAGCGCATGTTATTTGTTTAATCTTACCCGTTAAGTCAAGATCTTTAGAAGAAACTTCTTTTCCTTTCTTATCTAACATCTTGTCTTTGAGATGACCAACTAATATCACGTGATCTGCTAATAAATTTAATCTGTCTATCCATCTTTTAAATGCTATTCTTAAGTATAGATAACCAGCACCATTAGGAAGAGATAAAACTGAGACTCCTTTATTGTCTTTGTCAAAGTTTTTACCCATAGGTGTGTCTCTGTAGATTCTTTTACCTTCAATTTCACACCATTCCTCAAGCCTAGTAACTGTGTCAATAGCTACATACTTATATGGTTTTTTTTCTTTCATTATTTCTTTACCAACTGCGGCTAACATATTTAAATTGTTGACTTTTATTTTTAAAGCTTCAATCATATCTGAGCCTTCTTCTAAATCTATAATTAAACAATTGTCTAATTGACTTAATGCAGTTGTTTTGCCTATTTTAGGCGGGCCATAAATGACCATATTTTTAGGAGACTTACGCGTTGCTCCAATTTTGGTTTTAGGTAATTCCATATTATTGTTTTTTTCTTTCTTTAATTGTAAATGTTGACATATCAGCTTCATAAGGTATCATACCCAATAAACCATCACGATTCTTTTCTACATGACATGCTAGCAAACCTTTTGGATTTTCATCACAATAAGTTGCAGTTATACCATATATATCAAATGGCCTATTTAATATCATTACTACATGAGCATCCTGTCCTATACTATCACCACCAAATAGATCTGTCAAGAGTGGCTGATATTGATTTTTAGCTCTATGTTCTTGTTCTATATTTCTATTTAACTGAGATAATAATATATTAATTACACCCATTTTAGATTGCATCCACATACAACCTTTTGAAATTTCATTTAATTTTTGAAGCTCACTATATTCTTGTGGCCCTCTTACTAATCTAGAGTGATCAAATATATTAATAACTCTTGAGCTGGTATTATTCATAAATACCTGTTCATTTGTTTGTTTAATAAACTCCATAGTTCGTGGGACATTATTAAAATAAACAGGATATTTATTATATCTCTGTACATTGCTGGCATAGTTTTTGAAGTCTTCATCTTTAAGCCTTGCTTCTACAGATAATAAATCGCCTAGTTGTTTTTTAACTTGTTTAGACGCACTACGCATAATTTGCTGATAACCTGGCATTTCAAAACTCCAATATAAAACAGTTACATCTTTATCTTGATTAGCATCTAATACATCAAATACCATTTGATTACTAAATGCTGATTTACCTACACCAGGCCTCCCTGCAATTACATACATTTTTCCACCTTGTAAACCACCTAATAAATTACTATTAAGTCTTGGCCACTTAGTAGGATAAACATCTCTATTGCCATTCATAGCATCTTTTACAATTGCTATCGACTGGTTAACAGCTTTGTCTATTCTTTGAAAGCCTCTACCTTTAAATACATTAGAGTTGTCTTGTTTGTCTTCCATCTCCTACATTTTTAACAGGGTTAATATCTGCATACTTTTCCCAAGTATGATTATTTATCCAAGTTTCAAAATTTTGCATATAACCTAAATTATCTTGCTCATGTGCAAGTTGTTTTTTTAGGCAAGACACAATATATCTATGAAGATATGGTTTATTTGAAACAATTCTTTTATATTTATTTTTAGCTTTTTTGTTACTCATTGAATTAGGATCTTTAGCTCTTAAAATTCTTTCACCCCTTGATGATAAAACTTTGTGAGGATATAGTTCAACAAGCTCTTCAAACATTCTATCTACATCTGATATAAATAAATCTTTGAATTTTTGTTGGACAACAAATTTAGTATGATCACGATCATCATTTAATATAATCCATCCATCATCTTGTAATCTTTGTGCCCTTATTCTAAAACTAACACTTTCTAAATAATGAAAACCTTTCCTCCATACTATATATAAAAATATATAATCATCGGGAGAAAGTTTAGTTTCTTCTAGTAAGTGTAGATCAATTTCTAGTTTCATAATCTTATTTCAGTTAAGTTGTCAACCCAGTTGACATTAGTTAAACCTTTGACTGCTGATTTTAACCATTTTTCTTCTTGAGTTCCTTTAACATATAGAATTATTATCTTTCCAGTTTTATGTTCTGCGAATCTTAATATTCTACCTACTCTTTGAATCATGGTTAATGATTTACTAGTTAATCCACATATAATAGCCATATCTGCATCAGGCATATCAAACCCTTGGTTTAAGGCCTTAGTAGAACATATAACATCTGCAGAACCTTTCTTAAATGTATCCAAAGCTTTTTCTCTTTTCTTTGGTGTCATTTTAGAATGATAAGTTACTGCTTCGTAACAAACATTTTTATTATTATTTATACATGTAGCTATCCTATCTGTGAAATCATTAGCTCCTGCAAATGTAATAATTTTAGATTTATTTTCCTTAGTTTTTATTAAAGTTTTTCCTAATTTTATTAAGATATCTCTAACTTTATATATTTTATTTTCAGCAAAATCAACTACAGATTTTCTTAGTCTCATTGCTTTATAAAACATTACTGCATGTTGCTTTTCAATAGCTGTTACATTATTACTACCTATTATTCTTTTAGCCTCATTAAAAGCATCAAATTGTCCTAATTTATATTTATAGTGAACAAACATATTATTTGCTTTTTTATATTCAGCTTTTTCTTCTTCTGATAGTTCTACAGGTAAACAATATATTTCATATGGTGATACTAGTTCTAATTTTACACATTCATCTAATTTTAATTCATAAACTGTGGGCGCTAAATTTTGTAAAAATCCTTTGTAATCAATATCATCTGGTCGTGTTGCAGTCATACACAACAACCTATTATAATTATTATTATAAAAGAATTTACGGTATTCTCCACTGAGTCCTAAATGGATTTCATCAGCTACTACAACTTCAAACTCTTCATCTTTGAGTTTATAAGCCGATTGGTAACATAAGATCTGCACTCTATCTAAGACATTAGCATAACCCCATTTATCAAACTCAGATTTAAATTGGTCTTGTAATTGAGTGGTGGGCACCAATACTAATGCTTTAGCTTTTTTGTTAGCTGTGAGTATTTTACCTATAGCTATTACTCCTACACGAGTCTTGCCAAATCCAGTGGCTGCAATTACGGTTCCTTTAAATTTATTGTTAGCCCAAGCGTTTAATGATTTTTTCTGTTCTTGATTTTTTACCTCTATCATATATTATATTCTTTTAATAATTTTTCTACGTGATTTAATCTTATACTTAAATTATCTATAATTTCAAAGAAATCATTTTCGATATAAGGATTGTTTTTAAGTCTGCCTTGTGCTCTTTCCCACATAATTCTATAATCAGAATACATTCTAAATAAATCTTCATGTTGTTGGTAATTATGCATAATAGACGCATGATCTCTATTAAAATGAGCGCCTATTTCTCCATATGTTAATTTTAAGTCATCTCTTAATGTTACGTAACATATTCTTCGAGCATCTACTAAATTTCTAGTTTTACGTTTACTTAAAAGTAATTGTACACTTGTACCTGTAGCTTTAGAAATTATAAATATAATATGTTTTGCCTCTTTATTTTTAGGACTTCCGGGATCTAATTTATATTTCATATTTAATTATTTTTGCCAAGTCTTAGAAATATTTGTATCTGCTTTTAATAAACCATTAGTTACAATAGTTTTAGCAGCTAATTCCATTAGCTCAGTCATTTTACTTTTCCATTCTTTAGCATAATCTTTTTGACACACAGTATCAATTTGATCATGTACAGTCATTACTAATTTAACAGGAGCATTAGTGATTTTAATATACTCATCAATTAATACTAATGCTAATTTAGTCATATCTGCAGAAGCACCCTGAATAGGAGTATTCTTTGATGCTCTTTCAATACTACCAAGCTCCATTTTTGCTGATCTATTATTCCAAATTCTATCATACCATTTATCAAACCATCTCTTTCTATTATAAGGAGGAAATGTTTTAATATATCCAAACTTTTTACCAAAATTTCCTAGTTTAGTTAGGAAACCTTTAATAAAAGGGAAAGCTCTAAAATACTCATCAATTAGATTTTGTGCATCATCTTTAGATATTTGTAAAGTATCAGCCAATTTATGTGGGCCCATACCATAAGCTAATCCAAAATTAATTGCCTTAACATTAGATCTTAGGGTTTGATGCTGAGGACAATTACACTTTACCCCTTCTTGCATGTAATTACAAGTATCCTCAGCAGCATCAACCCATTTCTGTTTATAAACTAATTCAGCACATACACTATGCAAGTCTTTATTTTCTTCAAGCGCTTGGATCCATACAGGATCCTTAGAACCAAATGCTATTACATTTAATTCTTGACTAGAATAATCTGAACTTACAAATACCCAATCTTTTGGTGGTATGAAACAATTTCTGAATATATTATCAGCAGGAATTTGTTGCATATTAGGATCACTAGAACTAATACGACCAGTGTCTAATATTTGATGAAAGTTAGTATGAATTTTACCATCACTTTTAAAGTATTTAAAAAATGGCTCACCATATGAAGTATATAGCTTCATATATTCTTTATATTTAATATATTTCTTTACTAACCCATAAGAAGCATATTTATATAATTCTTTGCCATTCACATTTTCAAGATTTGGAATGATAACTTTAAATATATTTAATACTTGCTTAGGTGAATCCCAATTCACACCAACTTTCCTCAACTCTTTTTGATCCGTAAATAAATCACCTTGTATGTATTTTAATACAAACATTTGTAATCTAGGATCATTTATTACCATATTATCTAATAAACTATAATAATCTCTTGATTTATTTTCATTTATTTTACTTACCTCTAACCATTTATTTCTATCTAAATCTAATCCATTATATTCTATTTCAGATAATGCTAGTACAGCTTTATTTTCTAATTCTACTACATTATCTAATTTTTGTTCTATTATTTGATCTAATTGACGCTTTCTTATATTTACTAAATGTTTTACATCTTCAGCACCATATTTTATTTGTACATCAGTATATGGTTTACCTTGTAGATTTATAAATTGATTTCTTATCTCTTTATCTAATTTTAAATTAAAATAATGCTCTACCAACGCGTCCAAAGCATATTTTTTATTCTTTTTACCACAATTAAGTATCCTTTCAACCAAATATGTATCATATACATTATATAACGATATGTTTGACCATCTTTTAATGAATTTATAATCAAATTTAGCAT